CTCCTCCATTCAATCGAACCTCGAAGACATCGAACAGTCTGTCAACGATCAAGTCGAAATGAATCACACGCGTCCCGTGCTCGCTGAAGTGCTTAAGCATCTCATCGTCTCAGGTAACGCACTGCTTCACGTCCCATCACATAAAGAGATGCGCTCGTTCCGTATGGACCAGTACTGCATCTGTCGCGACTCGATGGGTAGACCGATGCAAGCCGTCATCCTTGAGACCACTGTGGTCTCAGCGATCAAAGACGAAGATGCGCTCACGTGCAAAGTCGACAAGAGCGATCCGTTCGCCAAGGTGGACCTCTATACGAAGATTGAATGGAACTACGTCACCGAGAAAGTAACGTCGTGCCAAGAGATCAACGACATCGAGATTCCAAAGTCGGACACAGTTCGCCCGCTCGATAAGAGTGAGTGGATTCCGCTGCGCTGGATCGCTGTGCCCAACAAAGACTACGGTCGTGGACACTGCGAAGAGTACTTGGGTGACCTAAGGTCGCTCGAAGGTCTCTCTGAAGCGCTCGTGCAGTTTGCGCAAGCGGCCTCGAAGATCGTCATGTTGGTTCACCCCAACTCGACCACGAGTGTCGCCGACCTGAACAACGCCGAGTCCGGCGATGCCGTCGTAGGTTCGAAGGCTGACATCGACATGATGCAGCTGGAGAAGCAGGCAGACTTCTCAGTGACGAAGGCGCAAGCCGACACCATTGAGCAGCGCCTGTCGTACGCCTTCCTGCTCACCGCAGGGACCACGCGTAACGCCGAACGTGTCACCGCAGAAGAGATTCGTGCGAACGCGCAGGAACTCGAAGATGCCCTCGGTGGTGTCTATACGGTGCTCGGTCAGGAGTTCCAGCTGCCGTACGTGCGCTGCCTGATGGCTAGCATGACGCGCTCTGGTGAGATTCCTGCGTTACCTAAGAAGGTGCTCGACCCGGTCATCGTGACTGGCTTCGAGGCGCTGGGCCGCAACCACGAACTGAACCGTCTCAACCAGTATCTGCAGAACCTTATGCAGACGTTTGGTCAGGAGATGCTCGCGCAGCGTGTGAACTTCAATGAGATCCAAACGCGCATGGCCAACGGCTATGGCGTCGAGAAGCCCGCTGATCTTTGGAAGACCGACGACCAGGTCAAGCAAGAGCAGCAGCAGCAGCAGATGGCTGCAGCCACGCAGTCCGCCGCCCCGCAGATCGCGAAGGGCATCTCTGACAACGTCAACAAGAACTCGTAACAAATCCCAGAGGAGGGATAACTTTCATGGCTGATGCAAATACATTGGCGGGCTTGAATGCCGCCGAACTCGCTGCCCTCGCGAAAGCACAGGCAGCTGGTGTCAACGTCGTTGGTAAGGATGGCAACACCTCCAACATCTCCGACTCAACCCCAAAGGCTGCTGAAGCCGCCGCTGCCGCTGCAGCTGCCGCGAAGAGCGCCAGTGGTGACATCGATCCGAAGAGCGCAAGCGCCGCCGCTGCTGCTGCCAGTAAACCCGCCAGGCCTGAGAACGTCCCCGAGAAGTTTTGGGACGCCGACAAGGGAGTGGTGAATACGGAAGCTCTATTGAAGAGCTACGGGGAACTGGAGAAGAACCGCTCGAAGCCCGCTGAGTCCACTGCGGACAAGCCCGCTACGATGGGTGACACCGCTGCTGAAGCTGCTGCAACAGCCGCTGCCGCCGCCGCTGGCACGAAGACTCCTGAGCAAGTCGCTCAAGAGACCGCCACCGAGCGTAATGCCTCCGCTGCCGCCGCGAGTGCGGACTTGGCGAAGGATGGCAAGATCAGTGAAGCGACGTATGTCCGCCTGGAGAAGGTCGGCTACACACGCGCTGTGGTGAATGAATTCGTTGCTGGTCAGAAGGCTCAAGCCGCTCTGGCCGTCAATGGTCTCCACAGTGCCGCTGGCGGTAAAGACTCCTACGACAAGATGGTCGCCTGGGGTACCGCCAACTACACGCCTGCAGAGCAGAACGCGTTCAACGCTTCGATCCACTCTGCCGACGAAGGCACACGCACGCAAGCAGTCAACGGACTGAAGGCGCGCTTCGCTGCCGAGTTCGGTAAAGACGCGAGCGTCCGCATCGAGACCAACGGTGGTCTGCCCACAGGCAACGCATTCAAGTCCCGTCAGGAACTGACTGCGGCGATGAACGACAAGCGCTACAAGTCGAACGATCAAGCTTTCCACCGTGAGGTGTCAGAGCGCATCCAAGCCTCGCAGCGCCAGGGCATCGACATCGGCATTCGCATTCACAGGTAGGAACACATGTACTCCCTGCGTCGCACGAAGGACGTAGGGTTAGTACGCGGTCTCCACACGAAGCTCTTCGAGGGCGACGCGTGGGTCGGCGATGATCACACGCATTGGGTCGCAGAAGATAGCTCGGGGTTACCCGTAGGCTTTTGTTCTGCGATCTATCGGCCACAGCTTGGGTACGCTTATCTGTCCCGTGCTGGTGTCGATTCAAGTGCTCGTGGTGCCGGACTGCAACGGAGGATGATCAGAGCCCGCGTACAGTGGGCGAAGCGGCTAGGAGCCCGCGAGGTCATCACCTACACCCTGCTGAAGAACTACGATTCCTTCGTGAACCTGCTTAAGTGCGGGTTCAGATTCTACAAACCAGAAAGCGCATACGTGGGCCAAGACGTCCACTACATGCGAATCCAATTCTGACGCACGTCCCTCCTCCGTGCGAAAGAGAGTAGCTGGCACGCCGCTAGAGCACACTGCGCGGCTCGCGAACTAAGTTGCGTGCATCCCATCCCCCCGCGTGACTTCGGTTGCGCGGCGCGGCCCCTAAGGCAGCAATGCTTGGGGGCCTGCTTTATTCATTGCGGACGTTTAGCTGACGCCCGCGTGATCCCTCCCTCACTACCAGACGAGTCCATCGAGTAGGAGTGGCCCGAGTTGAGTTGCCTACGGGTAACGATGCTTGGACAACCTCGCTGAATGATTCGCCCGCGTCGGCTGTGAGACAAACCCTCCCGTCAATCCCACCAAAAAGTCGCTTGCTGTCCCCAACATAAGGACACGATCCGACGATTCCAGAGAGAAACATGGCCGACGCCAATGTCTCCCACCTTGGTCAAGTCCAAGGTACCGGCGCAACTGATGCGCTGTGGCTCACGATCTTCGCGGGTGAAGTTCTCACCGCGTTCGAGATCATGGTCAAGCTGAAGGACAAAGTCCGCAGCCGTTCCATCAGTGGCGCAAAGAGCGCGCAGTTCCCTGCGACGTTCCGCGTCAACACCCGCATCCACACCCCCGGCTCCGAAATCGATGGCCAGGTTGTGCAGGCTAACCAGGTCCTCGTGACCCTTGACGACCTCGTGATCAGCGATACCTTCATCGCCGAGATCGAAGAGTTGAAGAACCAGTACGAAGTGCGTTCGATCTATGCCAACGAGCATGGCCGTTCGCAGGCGTTGTATTTCGACCGAGTGATCAGCGACACGCTGGTTGCCTCCGCTCGCAACACGACTCCGTTGTTCACCGGCGACGGCGCTGGCACGACCCTGGTCGACAACGTGGCCGTCAGCGGCACTGCCGACTTCACCGCTTCAGGCGATGACCTGATCAGTGGCGTGAACGTAGCGAAGCAGACCCTGGACGTGAACCAAGTTCCCGTCGAGACGCTTCCGGTCCACGCGCTGTTCAAGCCCGCTCAGTGGTACTTGATCGCGAACAGCGACAAGAACATCAACCGGTTCTACAACGATGGCGATGCGTCCTTGCACCGTCAGTCGCTGCGTACCGTGTCCGATATCGAGATCATCAAGTCGATTGCTCCGCAGTTCGGCTTCAACGTGACTCCGTACAACAGCGGCACGAACCCCACGGGTATCGTGGCGAACGCTGACCCGTACGTCATCGGCACCAACACCCCGGCTGCCAACCTGTTGCCGTACGGCTTGCCCGTCATGGCGAACTACCCGACCAAGTACCAGAGCGATCAGACGAAGACCGTTGGCCTGGTGTGGGTCGAGGCGGCTGCCGCGATGCTGACCATGAAGTCCATCACGATGGAGTCCGTATGGGACCCGCGTCGTCAGGGCACCTTGATGGTGGCGAAGCAAGCGCTCGGCGCTGGCCCGCTGCGCAGCAAATGTGTTGTGGAACTCCAAAAACACTAGTAGCTCACTGATCTAAGCAAATCCAAAGGACTTACAGAAGACGTTCTGTAGGTCCTTTTAAAAAAG